AAATGTTAATTGCGCAGGCATACGTAGATCATACTTGCTATAATCGCCAGCTAAGGTGGTATCATTACCGAAACGACCAACATGAGTCATCACTTCATGCCACTCGGGACTTTGAGCATTAATTCCAACTGCACACTCAGATTTTAGTGGGAACAACGACAAAAGTCTAGCGAGGGGCAAAAAATATTTCCTAACCAACAATTGAAGGGCCATGGGAGATGCTTGAAAAACACGAACTTTATCCTTGTCCAGTTTCGTTGGCTCATCTTTGAGACAAGCCTTAAATACTGGATAGGCACGTTCGCCATCAAGATACTTCTTCTCGCACCGCATAGCTTCTTCCCAAAACATGGGATCAAGGATAGCGGGGCAATTATGAGAGGGAAAATCTTGAGGATCAAGCAAATCTAAATATTGAGACTTAGGGCCAGACAACGGAAAACCTACGGAAGTATTTGGTGGCATTTTATCAATAAAACGCTTACCATCAATTCCACAGACAGTTTCCATTTGTGTCAATGGCTTAGTGTCATCAATCAAAGATTTCCACCTTTTATCAAGTAAAATACTATCTAATTGATGGACATAATCCTTATAGGCACCTTCAAGTAAAGAAGGTTCCATTCCTATAGTAGGTTGGCACGAATACAAAAGAGATTTACGCCAAGAGGCAGTTGAAAATTTAGGCTTTCCCCAAAGCGGGGGAACAGCCATAATTTCACAAACAGATTGAGAAATAGGAAGGGAAACAACTTCGGAATAATATTTTGCACGACCAGTGCAACTACCATACAGCTCACAATTTGTTCCTAACGGGAGAAAATTTACAGGGCTCTTAGGATGAATCTTATCAGACTCAAACCATTGAACACCGTAAACAATTTTTTCCACCGAACCGGAACTTTTGGACAGCAAAACGCCATCCATATTAGCAAGCTGCACAAGAGCAGCATCCAATTCCGCAATGGTCAGCAAGCCAGCGCAACCTTGGGGGGAGTTTTCAACTCCACCCAGGTGAAAGCCAGCAATCATAGGACCATTTGTATGCGAAACAAGGGGGGCCATGCAAAGGCCACGAAATGTATTAAAAGGGAGAATATATGAGCAACCGTAAAAAGATTTACAGGCTCCGGTCTCTTTAACACCGTATAAAGCGGTGGTAGGACCATCAATACGTTCTCCCAATTTATTTTTATAAACAAGGGTTCCAAAAAGTTGGCTCAATTTCCCCGTAGGGAAATACGGACGCAAATCTTTCCAATCACCTCCACTAGGCACCCACACTAAACAAAAGTCAGTATGGGGAATATGAACACTTTGGGACTGGGAAAGAAAACAAGAAAAATTTGCTCCAACATGAGTAGGATCCTTGCGAATAAAATTACATTTCA